TGTAGCAAGAGAAGTTGATAACGCAAACGAACAACAAATGATGTTGATACAGGCAAAAATAGATGATTTGTTACAATTGCCTCAAACACAACAAACACAAACTAGAATAGCTAGACTTAACAGAGAGCGTGCAAAGATAAGAAAAATTATTGCCGACAAAAGAGCAAAGTCAGCAGAGGGTGCACACAGTGGTGTGCCTCAAGGACCTTACAGCAAGACAGAAGATTATAACGAATTTGTTATGAAATATGCATTAAGAACAGCACAAGAAGGTGGTTATGATGGTATATCTATATCATCACCACAGATAAAAAATCTAAGCACGTCACAAGGAAGTAGAGATTACATGGGTAATATCACAGCTTACGGTCCAATAGCACAGGGTGCTATGAAAAAGGTCGGTAAGAAAAGTGGTGCAAAGTTCATGAAAACTGTTATAACCGATGACAGTAATAGGGCTTACGAAGTTCCTACCTTGATAATTAAAGATAATCCTGCAGCACAGGATATAATTAGCAAAGGACTAGGAGCATACAAGAGAGGGGGATTAGCTGTAAATGGCTGACGATAATAAAAATAATATAGATAAAGCACTAGAAGCACTTACAGGTGCATTGGACATAGAGCCAACTGGTGAAGAAATAGATGTTACACCAAAAGGTGTAGAGTTTGAATCTGATTTTGAAATAATGGAAGACGGCAGTGCCGAAGTAAATTTAGATCCAAACGCACCAATAGATAAAACAAACATACCACATGATGCTAACTTAGCAGAATATATTGAAGATGAAGAATTAGGTAGATTCGCAAGTGATCTACTAGCAGAATTCGAAGCGGATAAAGACTCAAGAAAAGATTGGGAAGATACCTATATCAAGGGTCTGGATATGTTGGGATTCAAATATGAAGACCGAACACAGCCGTTCGAAGGAGCGTCCGGGGTCGTACATCCCTTACTCGCTGAATCTGTTACACAGTTTCAAGCCCAAGCGTATAAGGAACTTCTCCCCCCAAGCGGCCCCGTACGAACTCAAGTAATAGGACTATCGACACCTGAAGTAGAAGACCAGGCAAAGCGTGTCCAAGAATTTATGAATTATCAAATCACAGATGTGATGCAAGAATATGATCCAGACATGGATCAATTATTATTCTACTTACCTCTTTGTGGTTCTGCATTTAAAAAAGTTTACTATGATGGTTTAATGAAACGTGCTTGTGCAAAGTTTGTTGCAGGTGAAGATTTAGTTATAAACTACATGGCAACAGATTTAGAATCAGCAGATAGAATTACACATGTAATTAAAACAAGTGGTAATGATGTACGTAAACAACAGTTACAAGGTTTTTATCGTGATATAGAATTATCTACAGGACAGGTAGATACCGATGATGTTGCAGATAAAATAGATGATTTACAAGGTTCAGAAAAAAATTACGGATCTAGTGATGATGAACATGTAATATTAGAGATGCACATCAATGCTGACGTACCAGGTTTTGAAGATACGTCTGGTGTAAAACTACCATACATTATTTCTATAGATCAATACTCACAAGAAATATTATCTATCAAAAGAAACTACGCACAGAATGATCCAAACTTTATGAAGAATCAATACTTTGTGCATTACAAGTTCCTCCCAGGATTAGGCTTCTATGGATTTGGTCTAATTCACATGCTAGGTGGGTTATCAAGAACTGCAACAAGTGCTTTGCGACAGTTAATTGATGCAGGTACTCTTGCTAACTTACCTGCAGGATTTAAAGCACGTGGTATGAGAATACGTGATCACGATGAACCATTACAACCAGGTGAGTTTAGAGATGTTGATGTAACAGGACAATCAATAAAAGAATCATTGATGATGTTGCCTTACAAAGAACCATCAGCTGTATTGTTTCAACTATTAGGTTTTGCTGTAGATGCAGGTAAATCATTTGCTGCAATAGCAGACATGAAGATGGGTGAAGGTAATGAACAAAACCCTGTAGGTACAACTTTAGCGTTGATAGAACGTGGCACAAAAGTCATGAGTGCAATACACAAAAGATTACACTACGCACAAAAAATAGAATTCAAATTATTGGCAAAAGTATTTCAATTGTACTTACCACCACAGTATCCATACATGGTTGCAGGTGGTAATCAAATGATAAAATCAGCTGACTTTGACAACAGAGTAGATGTTATGCCTGTATCAGATCCTAACATATTTTCTATGGCTCAACGTATTACTTTGGCACAACAACAATTACAACTAGCAACTGCTGCACCACAGTTACACAATTTACGTGAAGCATACAGAAGAATGTATGATGCAATGGGTGTTGACAATGTAGAAGGTATATTAAGACCAGATCCTGATTTACCAAAACCAATGTCTCCTGCAATGGAGAATGCTTCTGCAATGCGTGGTAAAGATCCAAAACCTTTTCCAATGCAAGATCATCAAGCACACATAGCTGCACACGCAGAATTTATGTTTACAAGAATGGTGCAGATCAATCCACAGCTTTACGCTATGTTACAGGCACACGTATCAGAGCACATATCTTTATTGGTATCTGAACAAATGCAACAAAAGTATGCACCACAGTTTCAACAAATACAGCAAGCCATGCAACAAGCACAACAGAATCCACAAGCTATGCAACAGTTACAACAGCAAATGGATCAGTTAGTAAATCAACAAGCATCTGAGCAGGCAAAGATGGAAGCAGAGATGACAAAACAATTAGCGTCTGATGAAGAAGCTAGAATTAGCAAAGAGGCTCAAGATCCTCTTGTAAAACTAAAACAACAAGAGATTGACTTGAAAGCTATGGAAACACAAGCTAGACTACAAAAAGATATGATGGTTGATGCAGAAAAATTAGATTTACAAAGAGATCAATTGGAAGCTAACACAACTATTGACTTGATGAGAGTTGCTGCTGATGTTAACAAGGAAGATTCTACTGAAGCAATGGCAGTATTGAAAGAAAACATGGCTAACACAAGGGAAGCTATGAAACAAAACACAAATCAAAATGGAAGAAGAAAAAAAGCTACTGATGAAACTTAGAGACGCAATGGCTAAAATAGAAGAAGCGGCTCATAGTGAGATAAAAGAAAAAGATGATTATCTACAGGTTTGTGGTGCGCTTATGGCAGTCACTAGAAACATGTATGAAAAAGCTTTAGGTTCTGAGCAAACAAGAGATATGTTTGCAGCTGTTGCAGAAAGTTTTGATTATCAATCTGAGATTATGCAGGTCTACAAAGACCACATAAATCCAACAATACATTAGGAGGTATTATGCCAAGAGTAGGAGGAAAAAGATTTCCGTATACATCAGCTGGAGCACAGCAGGCACAAAAGTTTGCTCGACAAACAGGACAACAGATGTCTATGAAGAAGGGTGGTTCTGCATCGAGTAAAATAAAAAAAGTAATAGGCAAACTTAACAAAGCTTCTAAAGCACATGCTAGTCAGGCAAAAACCTTGAAAAGCATTATGAAGAAGAAGGGTAAAAAAAGGAGGTAATATGAAGTTACTAGAAGATGTTTGGGCATGGCTCAAAGAATGGAACAATTGGAAAGCTAAAGATTGGATTAAAGCTGGCGTTGTTGCAGTAGCAGTTATTCTAATAATTGGAGCTATTTAGTGTCAGCAAGAGAAGATTATATTCGTAGAATGAACACTCCGACCCCTTTTAGTGAGGGGCCGGAGATGCAGAATTACAATCGTATGATGAATTTGCAAAATCAAGCATCTGATTTTACAAAGAACGATCCACGTATTCAAGAACTGAAAGATGCAAGAAGACAATACAATCGTGAAGACAAATATAAAATAGGTGAAAGATTTGGAATGTCTCCTTTGGAAACACAAAGAGGATTTGCAAATCAAAGCGAAGCACTTAGACTATCTGCACCTGACGCTTACAAAACTATGTATCCTATAACAAATGCAATTATGGATTACACAAGTGGTGGTGGATTACTAGGATTAGCTGCAAGAGCAGGCGGTAATTTTTTATCAAACATATCTGATTTTGGAAAAGATATGTTTAATAAAAAAGGTATTACTGGTGCTGCAGATACAGACGAAGAAGAAATGCAAAATTATGCAGCATCAACTTTTGGTTTAGGAACACCTAATCCTCAAGCAGATTTTTTTATAGATGCTGAAACATTTGAAGAAAGAGATGTAGACATACCACGTATGGATGATGACGTAGGTGCTTTTTATGAATATGACAAAGATGGTAACATAGTTATGTCTTCAGATAGACCAATGCCATTTGATGATTCTAACAGAGAAGCAGGTATCATGAGTCAATATCCAGGCACTAATTTTATTGGACCAAGAGACGATCCTAATCGTAGACCTACAATGGCAGACGTTGCAGGACCTAGATTGATTGACAGGGGTTTATTTCCCTTTCCTGGTTACAACGCTGACCAAGTAGATATCATACCATTGCCTTATGGAGGCAGAGGAGAAATGCCACAAATGTTTGAAGAAGGATCTCGTGATTTTTACAGAGACATGAGAGAAGGATTTGAAAGGGGTGAAAGAGAAAAACAACTATTGAGAAGAATTCAAGAAGACGAATTTTATAACAGAGGAAGGTAATGTCAGCAAGAGAAGCTTATATAGCAGGAAGAAGTGGAGCTAGAAGTTATGCTGGTCCTGGAGGATCTTCTAATAAAGCTTTTCAAGCTGGTCAACAAGAACGTCAAAGAGATCAAAATAATATACAAAATAATCAATCGAAACCTCCTAAAGATAATAGAAGTGGCAATCAAAAAGCAGCAGATCAATTAATAAGACTACAAAATGAAGGAAAAGCAAACACTGTTCAAGCTAAAAATTTAAAATATCGTTTAGCTAAATCAGATGCAAAAGCAGATCAATTTCATCCGGACGGTCGTCCAATGTCTTATTATGAAAAATTGAATGCAGCTTATGCTGGTGCAATACCTGGTTACTTACAAAATTATTATTCACAAGCAAAACCATCTTATAATGAACAGGGATTACCCACAGCTAAATTAGACATAGATGCCATGAAATTTGGCAAATACGATATGAGTCAACCAATGGCTACAGGTTTTGGAAGTGTGTTTGGTGCTTCTACTGGAACAACAGCTTCCAGTAGAACAGTTCAAGATGCTCTTCTTAAAATGATGGGGCAGTACTACAATAGATATGATTATGGAACTCAAGATGCAATTGATGCTGCATTAGCTAATTTTTATCCTGGTGATGTAAACTACATGGGTGATAAAACAGCTGCTGATATGGTG